ATTGCATTGTACCGAGAAGGTAGAGTAGGTAGTTGGTGGTGATCAGTTGAATTTTTCAATGAACTCGCGCACCTGCCCGCTTGTGGTCAGGTCGCCAAATGCCATCCTGCCCAGGGCAAGCGCAATGCCTGGGTGATCTGCGGTCTTAGGGTGCTTCCTAAGGTCACTGATTATCGAACTCAGCGCCTGCTGCAAATACCCCTGATCCACGTAGGCCAGTGCTCGTTTCTTGCACCATTCAAGGTGCTGTGCGCGTGGTTGCATGGGTTGATCGGTGGTGGTGAATAAAAACGGGAGGGGCACCCCCTCCCTGAATCAGTGCCTTATCGCTAAAGGGAGAGGGAAACTTGCAAAAAAATGGTTGACGCTCATTTGCTCCGATCGCGAATATCTAAAGTTGGTACAGGCAAACCGCCTTCAGTGGGGATGTAGATGGTTTTGTTGCCTTTTTCAGCCCCCTCGGCTAGCTCGGTGATGTAGAGGTACTGGAGGTAGCGGGGATTGTTTTCTAGCGAAGCGCCGATGATCTTGTTTGCTTCGGCGACGCCCTTGGCTCGCTCAATCTCAGCGCTGGCCAGCATTACGGCAGAATCGCGCTTAGCCGTAGCCTCAAGGACCGAAACTCGGCGGGTGGACTCGGCCTCGCGAAGCAATGCTTCGCCGCCCATACCCTTGGTCCAAACGTTATAGACGGGCCAACCAAAAAAGACCAGGGCAAAAGCGCCAATTACGGCAATAGCCGTGACAGACCAAAAAACAACATCATTGTTGCTGCGGGATTGCATGAGTTTTTCCTGCGGTGGTGAATAGGTGCCGGGGCGTCAGCCCCACTCCCATGAGGACCCCGGCCCGCCCATCCTAAGCCATTGCCATTCCCTAAGCCACCCTGGCAAGCTGAGGAAACGCCACGCACCGATGCCCCTCGCTACGGCCGCACCGATGCCCCCCGAACTGCGGGCCTTCCTGACCCTTCATGCCACGGTAGGGGCCAGGGATGAAGAGGCTACGCGGCAGGTGCTGCGTGAAGTTGCCGTGGCCATGCCGCCACGCAGTGGGCACAAGGTCGTCGCCATGTTGCAACGATCCATCGGCTTGAGCGCCCGAGCCTGGCTGCAGAAGCTCGCCTAAGTGGCGTCCCACATCGAGGGGACAGTGCTGGTGACCAAGCGGCTCACAAAGAGCAGCTTCCGGCGCGAGATCATTGACGCCTGGAATGGAGCCTGCGCCTACTGCGGGTGCCAGCCCGAGAAGGTCACGCTCGATCATGTGATCCCCAAGGCCAAGGGGGGAACCACTGACCGCGCCAACCTAGTCCCGGCCTGTGCTGGTTGCAATGTGTCGAAAAACCACTGCGATGTCTGGGCCTGGTACCAAGCGCAGCCGTTCTTCTGCTCTGACAGGGCGGCAAGAATCAGGCAGTGGCACGCCCCAGGCTGATTACTTGGCCTTTGAGCGGGCAGACTTGGCGGGCTTGGCGGGCTTGGCTTTTTTGGGCATCGCCATGGACATTGAGCTGCCACCCTTCTTGCCCTTGCCCATCGCCATTGCGTCTTTGCCTGCGCCCTTGCTTGCCATTTTGCCGTACACGGGAATCTCCGATTACTACCGCAGCTTTCCCGGAAACCTGCAGCAGATCGCATAGCCCCATGACCATCCCAACCCTAAACGCCGCCTGGCGGGTGACGCCACGGGATGACCGTGAGCTGATTCGAGGGTATGCCGGCTGGCCATTATCGGTGACCAACCTGACCGAGCTGACCGCAATCCTCAACCGGGTGGCGATCACCTCCGCTGCCGCCGTCACCCAGGTGCAACGATGGATCGACGAAATCGAGAACCTGGAGGCGGATTACGCCGAACGGGTGGAGAACAACACGGCGCATCTGGGCAATGCGGGGAGCTACGAAGGCCCGGTCCCCGGCACCACCCTGACCCGCGAGGACTTAGAGAGCAAAGCCGACGTACTGGAGTGGGATACCAGCCTGTTGCGGGTGAAGTACGACTCAGGTGGTTCCGGTGGGACGGCCGGCGCCGTGCTCGCCGCTCGTTTGGCCGACTTAAAAGTCCGGATCTTCCAGTCCCTGGGGATCAAGCCGGTCGTCGGCGGCAGCGGCGGAATGGCGCAACTGGTGCGTAGCTGATGGCCACTAACTTTGCCGAATATGCCAACCTGAGGATGATCTGGACGCCGCCTGGCGCGATTGCCAACTTCCGCGCCGGGGTGCCTGCTGCTGGCCCTGCGGTGGTGGTCGAGGCCTTTGCCAAAAGCCAGGGCCGTAGTGAGCAGGATCTGCCGGGGGTGGTTGCGGGCTCGTTGATCCTGGAGGGCTACCTCACCCGTTGGGCGCTGCTGGGCTCCGCAAGTTGGCTGGTTGCCGGGTCGTCGCTGAGCTGGAATGAGACCGGCTACAGGCCGGCTGGGATGCTGCCAGGCGCAGAAGGCAAGGCAGTGCTGACCGATCTCACCGTGCTACCCACGCTGGCTGATGGTGCCGAACAGGGGCAGCTGCGGATCCTGGAGTTCCCGTTCGGAGTCGGCGGGATTGGCAGCAAGCTACGCAAGGTCCTGGGGGACAAGTTCAAGGCGGCCTTATCCACTGCAGTGTGAGCTATGTCCATCCGCGTTGAAACCACGGTCACAGGCCCTGGGCCTGGGGAAATGGATCGGATGCTGCAGGAGATTGCCCGCAATACCCTGATCGAACTGTTCGGCCGGTATCAGGCCAGCTTCAACCCTGCGGCGTGGAACTGGCCACGGGAAACACGGCGCCGGGTCGGAGTGGTCGGCAGCCCGCGCAACATCGTTGACACCGGCTCCCTGCGACAAAGCGGGACCTACAGCTTTATTGGTCCCTACACCTTGGAGGCCCGTTGGAGCGCCGGCTACGCCACTGCCGTGCATGAAGGTGCCCGCCTGCGCAACGGCACCATCCTGCCCGCCAGGCCCTGGACAGATGCGGTGAGTGGCGCGGTGCAAGCTCCAGGGATCCCCGTCTATCCACTGGGGCAGCGGCTGCAGCAACGGATACAGGTGGCGGTAGCGCGGGGCTAGGTGGATTTTTTCGCCCCTGACTGAGGTCGCGCAATGGCCCAGTGCGGGAGGCAATGGGCCTCGGTCCCTAACATTCCCCAGTCCTGCTCAGGGTCAGGCGGGAGTTGATAGTTCCATCTACCTATGGAGCAGGCATAACAAAACCAGCAGCGACCTTGAGTGTCACGCCACCCGTCCCGCTCTTACGGCCGTTCGCTCACCGGGATGGGCTTCGGCGCGGGGGCTGCAGAGTTGCCCCAGCGGGCAAGAACGGCGTGGGCATCGGCAATCCGAGCAGCCCTGGCCTTGGCTCCGTCAAAATCGGGACAACCAAAAGCCGATTCACTCTCCATTCGCGCTCTGTGTCGATCAGCCAGGAACCTCTCTAGTTCCTGATCACTCGGCCCCTCCATCTCCGGCTCGTCCAAAGCGGCCCAGATCCGGTCGCAATCACGATCAGAAAGCCCTGTCATGCTTTGCAGGTCGTGCCGCTGAACGCCGTCTAGCAGCTGTGCCAGGGCCCATGCCGCTTCACTCGGTGCTGACGCGGCAGGCCGGCCCCAACGGGCAAGAACGTCCGTCATCAAATCACTCAGTTCACAATGAGCTGATTCCAGGCAGCCACCAATCTTCAGCCAGGTTGCCCAAGGCTCCCGGCCATAGGCAAAGGCGATCAGGCTTGCATGGTCCGGCCCCTCCCCTTCCGGCTCGTCCAGGGCGGCTCGGGCGCGTTGCAGTATTCCCGATTTCCGACCAGCCCAGTAGGCAGTATCGGTGGGTGGGTAGGTCTGAATCAGTGAAGCAAGTTCTTGGCACAAGGCACGAAAGTCGGTCATGGTCGGTGGTGGTGAATGGGTGCTAGGGCATGGGCAGCGGTCGTAGCGTCAGACGCTCGCCCACGCCAGCGCAAAGCCCCAGCTCCCCCATCGTAAGCCATCCCCACTCCCTAAGCCACTACGGCAAACTGAGAAAACAGCACCGCCGGCACCGTGCCCCTACCCTTTGTCACCGCGCTAGATGTCCAGGTCCAGGACGTGGGGGACGCAACCACGGGCATCCTGCAATTCCCTGTCTTCCATGCTCTGCTGGTCGGGGAGCGCTTGCTGATGGAAGAGATCGAAGACCAGTCCACGCTGACCGATCAGTTGCAGCGCTTGGCTCAGGTCATCCAGCATATGGACGACCTGCCCGAGCCGACCGCCAATCTTGTCGCACTACGGGTGATGTCCGCGCACAACGGCATCCCCGTGGTGCTGGAGCCACTGGAAACCATGATTCGCAAGCGCGAGCACCGGTTGATCCATGAAATTGAAAAGTGCCAAACCGCAAAATTTCAGGCAAGGGTCACGCGGATGGTTACTGCTGCAATCCGTTACCGACTGGGGGAAGTAGATCCTGACTGCGCCAACTGGACCGATGATGAAACCCTGAAGATGACCGAAGGGCTGCGAGATGCCATCTACAACTTTATGCTGAGAGAGCAACGCGGGGGCAAAGATCAGGAAGCGCCCGACTTGCAAGCAATGGCCGAAAACCTGGGAAAGCCCGACCTGCCCCAACCGACTGGGGCGCAATCTTCTGGAGGGTCAACGACCTCTGGCCCAACCATCAATTCTTCTCCTGTGAGCGATTCGCCTACTGCCCCGAAACGGTCGTCTGGGAAGCAATCGAAACAGGCACCCGAATACTGAGGGAACGGCAGCACGCGGCAGAACGGCCGATCGCTAATTTTCACGCCTGGTACGCCAGCGCACACCGGGACACCGATAAGCGCAGCGAGCCGTTCAACATGGAGGACTTCTGCTGGCACTTGCCGCCGACTGCGGCTGGCGATGCACCACAGGGCCCGCCGGCAGAAGCTGGTGCGGCGATGCTTGCCCTATGCGAGGCCCAGCAGGTTCCAGGGTTTGCGATGGCCTTCTACGATGCCCTTGCTACCGCCGGAGAGGGAATAACCCCACCCACTCTGCTGGCCCTGCTGGCAGATGATGCTCTGTTACTGGCCCCAGCTGAGCAGCAGGACGGCTGGCGGGGGTTGCTGCTGGCTGAAGATACGGCCGCCGGCCAGGTGCGCACCTTCAGGATGGCGGGGGATCCGCAGCGGGTGGTGAGCTTGCTTGTGCCAGACGCTCCCGATGCTGTGACGCCAGCATGGGCGGCGGCAGGAGCATGGCTGCCCATCGCTCAATCTGCTGGTAGCACGCCTCAACCTCCTGCGCTGCCGCCTGGATTGACGGGAAGTAGCCAAGCGACCAACGGCGACCATCCCACCACACCCGAGCCTGATACGGGCGATGGTTGTTATGAGGGCAGTGGCTGACGCCGCGAGGATAGGAGGCCATGCCCCAGCTTTCCAGTCTAAGCCGCTGATAAGGCTTAAGCCATGGCGGCACCCTGAGAGGTAACGCCCCGGCGATGCCGGCACGAAAATGTCTACGGAATGGCAGCAGAGTTTTGGCTACCGGTTCTTTTTTACCCCAATCAAGTCTTCGGCGGCTGACCTGACCCGCATCAACCTTGGCGGGCTTGGCGCCGGCAAGTTTATCAACAACGCCACTCTGCAAAACGCGACTGCCAAGATTATCACTGCTGGCACGGGTGATACTTTCGCCTTTGGCGTTGGCGCCCATGCGATTACGAATGCCGTCACCACTACCTCTCTCGCAACCCTGACCTTCGACGCTGCCCACGGCATTGCAGTAGGCCGGAGGATCGTTGTCAAAGATCTCCCCGCCCCGTTCGCCAGTCTGAACGGTTCGTTTGTGGTGACATCGGTGACCACCACAAGCCCGCACACCCTCTCCTACGCCCTGACTGGTTCTGCGATCACCACGGCCGCCGTTGCCGCTGGTGTAGTGGCCCCCTCGCTGCTGCTTGATGGCACCGATCCCCCGTTCCGGCTGATGGGGCTGACCAATGCCCAGCCAGCCAACGCCACCACCAAAGAATCCGTCACCACCTACGATGAGGAAGCGGGTGGTTACGCCACGCCGATCCCGACCGCCAAGGACAAGACATGGGCGCTATCTGGGGTCACATCCTTTGCTGCTTCTGCGTGGCGTGCCATGCGGCTATGCGAAGAGCTGAACCTATCCGAGAAGTTGATGATCCAGTACGCCTTGATCGGCCCTTACAACGGCAACCAGGTGGAGTATGGGTATGGCATGTTCGAGTCCTACCAGCCGGAGCAGGCCGCCGGCACGGTGCTCAAGTATCAGGTGAGCTTGGCTGGCTACGGCAAGCCGGGGCTTGAACTGCTCTGATCATGGCGATCACCGTTCGGGGGGAGAAGTTCGAGGGCTACAACAAGCCCAAGCGGACCCCCGTGCGAGCTTCAAGGCCCGCCATGCCGAGAACATCGCCAAGGGCACGATGAGTGCCGCCTACTGGGCTGACAAGGTGAAGTGGTAGGTCTAATCAGGTATCCGGAAATTCCGGACAACTGAATTGATAGGGCCCCGGCGATGCTGGGGCTTTTTAGTGGTATCTTTAGCAGGTCACTGCTCTGCGCTTTCGACGGAAGGCGCATCAGTTTTTGCATTAAGAAGCTGCAGCTCTCCTGATGCCGACGAAAAGCCCTGGCCTTGGCTAGGGCTTTTCTGGTTCGGGTAATTATTGGGAATACTTGCCCATCAGGTAGCTAAACACGAACGCAATGAAGCATACCCCAGCATTGAATGGATCGGTGAAAGCCAAATAAACAACCACCGCCGCCCATATCACTGCAAGCAAATTGGCTACAGTAGCGTGAGCTATTCTTTTTGGAGTGATATGAGGATTGGAAGGGTCAAAGCCAAAGAAGTTTTTCATGATTGTGTGGTGTCAGGGGTGGGGTGGTTGCTTTGCTTGGGTTTAGCCAAGACAAACGGCGTCAGCCATTCTACTACGCCTTCCTCGCAAAGGGCTGCGATGAATTCACGGTTGTTTTCTATTATTTCCGCCAGTTTTGGTGTGCACGCAAGCATTTCT